TGTGTTGATTTATTTACTCCTATATGTTTGTAGTTTCTATTGTTACTAGAATATACTTTACTGTCTTGTCCTAACATAAATGTATAACTACTAGATGAATAAGGATTAAAAAAGTAAAAAACACCATTGTTTCCACCAACTGTTGAAGTAACTAAATTACTTGTGTGCCACACACTTGCAGTATTAGTTCCTTTATATTCAACAAAAGTGCTATTTGTCCTCATTAACAAACCTGCATTATCATTATTTGTAGTAACTGCACTACTAGAACTATTTAAAAATCTAAGATAATAATATGCATTAGAAGTAGATTTTAAACTATTCATAACAACTTTATAAATATCAAAATCT